GTTATTTGATTTGAGAAAAATACTCCGTCAGATCCCAATCTATCATTTAATGAATTCTCTACATCAACTTCAAAAGAATCTACTGCATAATTTCCAGATTCTTCAAAAGTTCTCTTAGCAATATACTCTTTAATTTCAGAATAAGTATTTGTGTCTTGAATTTTTTTAACTACACCACCAGAAACTCTTAAAATTTCAATAAAATCTTTATCTTCCGTATCAGTTATTCTCTTCTTAGAAAGTTTTGTTGAAATTTTTAATCTATCGGCACCAGGTGCCGCATAATTTGAAAATCCTCTCGCATTGTCATATAAAGAATTATCATCTTGTGCATCAACAATAGTTTCAGATACAGACAGACCAACTCTATACGATGGTGTATTAGAATATTGATCTAGGACAATAGTGTCGGCAGCAACATCTACAAAATGTCCTCTAATATAATAGACACCTCTTGAAATCGAAACAGCAGATGAAGTAAAGGTTGCTTCAGAATTAAGTAAGGTTGCAAAAGTATCTCCAGATGGAATTGTTGTATTTCCATAAGTGACATTATCTAATGCAATTAAAGTTTCAGCATCCGTAAACTGGGATACTGAAAAATTAGCGTCTGCGGTAATATATTTTACGTATAGAGTATAATCACCAGTTTCAGATTCTGTATTCTTAAGAACTTTCTGAACTACGGCAGTAATTTGTGATGTTTGTCCTTTTATCTTTTTGCCAACTAGTTGATCTAGATATATTCCAACACTAAGTCCAACATGTGTTGGATTAATTTTAACTGCATAATATGTTGGATTATATGTAATATTTCCTGGAATTACAATTGATCCATCTTTGAAAATATGATTTCCAAAAGATTTTACTTGATTTTGTAATATAGATTGTAGAGAAGTTAATTCTCTAGACTGAACTGGAAATCCTGGTTTGAAAAGGACCCTATAAAAATTATCATTAGGATCAAAATCGTCATAATATGGTGAAACATTTAAGTTTGTTTTTTGTGACATTTTTAGAATTCCAGTATAATTTTAATATCTTCTTTTTGTCTTTGGTTTCTAGAGACACGGGGGCGATTGTCAATGTAAATAATCTCCCCTGATCCTTTATTTATCTCACCAAGAGAAATGCCATTCGTAAACTGAGTTGCTAAATTGACATTCTTGGAAGAAGTAATCGCCGTTGTAATTCCAGTGAAGTTTTGGTCTATTGCACCACTAAAGTTATTACTTGAAGTAATAGTTCCACCATCATTTGTAAATGAAACTTTAGTTGCTTCTGAAACTACTTCTTTAGAATCTTTTTGATCGTAAGAACCATCATTAAAATACAAAGATCTATCTTGGAAGTATTTTAAAACTCTTGTTTCGGTATCATATGAAGCAAGATAACCAGTTGCTGTTCCAACACCAGTAATCGTTTGGAATAGTTGATTTCCTGGAGTTGCATCTTCAGGATTGGAAACAGAGGTTAGTTTAAATCCACCAAGATTTGAGAATTGACTTTCTTGGAATACTGAAGAAGCAGATCCAACTCTAGTTGGATTTTTAATAACTCCGATTTGAGAGAATCTAGTATCGAGAGGAAAATCTTTTGTGGAATCATCAAATCTAGCGTAAACTAAAACTCTATCTGTACCTAATTCTTGATAAACATCAAAACCATGACCTCTAGATGGAGGAATAATTGGTATTAAATGTGCAAAAGAAGTAGCACCAGAGTTTATAGTTGAAAGATCAACTCTTCCGTAAGAATAACCTTTACCCCCAGCAGAAACAGTTGCTGAAGTAATTTTTCCACCAACAACATTTACAACAACCTTGCCACCTTCACCATCACCCAGAATATCTAACTCTGCATCAGTTGTGTTATATCCGGATCCTTGTTTTTCTACATATATTTTTTTAATTTGATTCTCGTTAATTGTTGAATCACCATTATCTCTTACTGATACGATTTGCGAGTTTGTTGTACTCTCCCAGTCATTTGGAACCGGAATATATTCAATTGAGTCAAATTTAATAATGTCAGATGGAGAAACCGTAAACAAATATTTCCAGATATATCCATCTCCACTTTCACCTGCTCTTGATGGTTCTAAATCAACGAATGTTGGTTCATCTTGAGAAAAGTTTCCGGTTGTATTTGCTTCAGAAGATCCATTGTCAATACAAACGTAAACTCTAAAATCACTATTCATTACATAGTAATTTGCATCATAGAGTCTTGTTGAGTTCGTTTGTGGTGATGGATTAGATAAACTGTAATCATGGCGATACATTTCATAAACAGTTCCCTGCTTCCAATCAACACGTCTAACTAAACGTCTAATATCATTTTTGGTAATTCTCTTACCAAAAATCATAGTGTCTTTGACGTGACTCAAATAATTTAAATTATCTACGGGTGTTGGAACATTACTATCCCAAGTAGTAGATCTACCAAAACCGACAGCACTCGGATTTGGTAAACTCAAGAATACGTAAAAAGAATTATCGGGATTACTAACAGAATCCACGAAGTTCTTTGCATTCAAAATTCTAAATTGATCTGTGACAATCGCAGCCATATTATCAGCTTTTTTCTATATTTATAAGTTAATTACAATTCTTTTCTAAGAGATCCATTATCACGTAATCCAAAGTCTCTTCGCTGTAACGTTGGGTATGTTGTTAATCCAGAATTAACAGTAAATCCAGAAACTCCAATACTTACCGCATTAGTTCCTCTAGTAAATCCAGCCAATCTACCCCATGAGAAGAATCCACAAGGGTTACTTCTAGATCCAGATGTAGTTCCTATAGCAACATGATTAGTTGATGATAAGATATTCGTAGTAATAATTCCAGTTAGATTTTGGCGCGTAAATGCGTGAACATAGTAAATGTTATCTGCAAAAGTAGTTCCAATTCCAACAACAGCACTATCACCATTATCAATTGATGTAACTCCATTTCCAACAGTGGTTCTAGAAACCATAATTGGGAAACCAACTTCAAGCGTATCAATATCTGTTCCTTGATCAAATTCTAAATCTAAACGTAATGCTAAAGAATTGCCATCAATACCAACACTCGTTGTAATACCAGTTACAATTCCAGAATATCCAGAAACAAACTGTATTCCAGTAATTAATTCATCAGTAACATCAGGAAGTCTTGTTAGTGTTGCTGGTGCAGCAGTTGCTGTATAACCAGATCCAGCATTTGATATTGTAATTGATGCAATAGTTCCTGCAGCAGAAACCACAGTATTTGCTACCGCTTTTTGTTGATCTTGATATAAACCAAAATCAAAGGTCCTTGTTAGTTGAATTGAATTACCTACAGATTTATTAAGTTCAATCTCACCACCATTCAATGTAGTTATTCCAATTACATTGAATGTTTCATCAATTATCAAATTAGATCCTTGATAAACCTTGTCCAAGAAATGACCAATAGAAATTGATGAAGTATCAATTCCACTAATTGCTGTAGATCCAATTCCTATTGTTCCAACTTTATCTGCAACTTGTGTTTTAAATACTGTTCCAATTCCACCAATTGGTGATGCTATGTTAATAGCAACAGTTGATCCTGCCGTATAACCACTACCACCATCAATTACATCAATAGATGTGATTGTACCACCAGTAGATACAACTGCTGTTACGGAAGCACCTACAGGTGATGGTTTACCACTTACTAAGAGACCTGATACACTTCCAATATCAATTGTAGATTCATTTTCTTCATAATTAAAGAATTGTGCATCATCTAAGAATATTTGAGTATCACTAGAACCAAAATCTTTTATGACTTTAGCAGTTGGGAATACCATTCCCTCAATTGAATCTCTAGATTTAGTTTGTTCTATACTTCCGATTAATAAATCACGTTTTTGTTTAGACCAAGATAATGGTTTGTGATCGGTCTCATTTATACCATCACCAAGATAAATTCCAGTTTCAATTGTATCTGCAGAAGTAATATCAGCAACAATTCTACTATCTTGAGTTACTGTATTCGTTAGAGCATCGTTTTTATAAACTCTAACTTCATCACCTGGCTTAATAGTTTCATTAATATTAACCTCAACACTATCAGAGTTACGAGTTCCTCTATAGAAGAACACATCAACCTTGTCTGATGCTTTTGGTGCTTCAGTAAAGGAGAATGTTGTTCCACCTTCAAATGTATATGATACACCAGGTTCTTGCATAACACCATTAACATAGATTAGTAACACTGAATCAAAGTCGATTAAAGATGATGTTACATCTGCATTATTCTTTTCAAAACTAAGTAATTGACTATTTCTGAATAGTGGGAATCTAGTTCTTATGCCATCTTGTCTAGATGCATTACTATCAATATAATCAAATTCACCCAATTGCCAAGATCCAAATGAATCATTAAACACTTCTTCAACGGTGAAGAACAACTCTTCAATTGGTTGTGATAAACCAGCGGCAGTAACAAGACCAACAGGTTTGAACACATCACCTTTTCTATATGCATAACCAGAATTTGTAATTTCATATCTTGCAACTTCAAAGTATGATGTTCCAATTCCAACAGATGATGGACCCATTTCAAGAGTCATTGATAAACCAATACCAGTTGCTGTCGTAGCACCAAGTCCTAATCTAGAAACGCCAATTACAGGTAAATTTTCATATACGGGACTGTCAACCGATACCATAGGATTAACATATCCACTACCACCACTAACAATGTTAAATGCTAATGTTCCACCAGCACCTACAGTTGCTGTAATATTTGCTCCAGTTCCTGCACCACCAATTGTATCTGTAGTAACTGCAGTAATTGCGGTATGAATACCAACAACAGGATCAGATGATCTTGGATATGGATGATCAGTTTTATAATTATCCTTAGAGCACTTAAATATAAGCGACTCTTTGGCAATCTGAACTTCATCATTAACTGTCAATCCATGATTTGGAATTGTCAATACAAGAACACCAGAATGTGATGTATATTTGGCATTTGTTGGTGTTTTGGCATTACCAGCAACAATAGAATTAGCAACGGCACTAACAAATGTGTGTGCATATTGATCGTTAGGACCAGATGCACCAACATTAACGGTAATTGTATTTGAAGTTGTTG